TCTCGAGATAGATTTTGCCCTGTACTGTACTGTACTGAGTCTAAAATATTCTTGACATTACTGTCAAGAGTTTTTATTATTTTTTTTAGCATTTTTTTGTTCCTCCTTTTTGAGATTTTCTTGATAATTTAATATTTCTTGTTGTTCTAAATTATTTACTTGGTTAAGTAAATCAATTAGAATCGTTTTAATGCAAAATGGTGGTAGTGTTGATTTGTTAATATCATTAACTATATTTGTTTTGCATTCTTCCACCATTAAACTAATTGGTTTATTCATTACTATCACCACCTTCATTTATTAGATCTACTTCTTTCTGTAAGTTTATAACTGCAGCTAGAAGTAATTTTATTAATTTTTCATATGACACTTGTTTAACTTTATGTTCATTTATAGTATTATCCATAAATTCTAAATAGTTATTTATGCCATCTATATTTTCTAAATAATCAATTATATAACCATAATCTTTTTTACCTGATTCTATATCAGATATGTAGTTATAATCATATAATTTTATTTGTCTTAAAATATTAGGAATATCACTAATATCTTTTTCGGTAACATTTTCTTTAATATTTAATGTTGATGGAGAGCCACCATTTGTTAAAACTCTTCCTGATGTTGAAATAGATCCTACATAAACATAATAACCAGATGATGGATATAGAGCTATTGCTTTATTAATAGCAATTTGTCCACCATTATCATTATTGATGTAGTTTTCTCCTACAGCAAGATTTCCAGCATTCATATATCCACTTCTAAATTCAACACCATTAACAGCAACAGTTCCATTAGCTCTTACCCATAGCCAGTCACTACCATTGAATTCACTTGCCTCTAGCCAAGCTAGTTGGCGACCAACAGAGTTTTGACTATTACCTTTTCTAAATGAGATTCCACCAGTTGCAACATTTAAAGCACTAACATATGGATGAGTAGATAATCTCATACTTAAAAATCCAACACTATTGGATAATTGTGCTGCACCATTACTATTAACTGAAAAATAACCACCTATATTAATAGATCCAGCAGTAATAGCACCTAAATTTGAACTAATAGCACTTAAATTATTAATATTTAGTTTATCAGCAGAAATTGATGAAGATGCTATTCTATTAGAATTTAGAGTACCACCTGTAATATTAGAAGCATTTAAATTAGTTATATTTACATTACTACCATTTAATGTACCAGTATTTATTTGTCCTGCATTAATATATTGTGCTGACAAATTGCTAGTTGTAATAATATCACTTGATACTTGACTTGCACCAATTGTACCAGTTGTTATTTTATTACCATTTATAGTAGTTGAAGTATTGTTATTAACAGCAGTTATTAAACCAGAAATATTAACTTTAGAAGCTTCAATAGTTGCTGCTTCTGCAGTTAAGTTAATTCTTGCAATAATTTCATCAACACCAACTTTGGAAGCTTGTAATGTGATATATTTATCATTCATTTCAACTATAGTTGCATATTGTGAAGTATAAATATTAGAAGCCATTAATTGAACATATAAATATGCTGAACTATATCCTAATAATTCTACGTGATAATTACCTGATGTAAGATTTAAATATGTTGGATAAGCATACTCATGTATTTCTTCTTGAGCTAATAATGTATTAACACCATTTGCAGCAGTATGCTGACATTTTTTATTAACATATACAGTCTTATCACTACCATTACCATAACTTAATATTAATTCATCATAATTGTCTTGATCGTACCATAATAAGTCTTCTGGTAACTCATAATCAAATACATCACCAGTAGTTACATTAGTAAATCGTAATACTCTATTTTTTAAATATAATGTATTACTTGGATATAAGGTATTACTTGGATATAGATATGAAATATCTTCTCCTATTGGTTTAATCTTAACTGTCATTGGATTTGAAGCATTAACATTTTCTAAATCAACATTTCCTAAATCTGATGTAGCATCTACTGAAATATTTGCTACATTCTGAATCTTAATATTTAAATCATTAACAGATTGAGTAATTTGAGATATTCTACCATCTTGACCAGCAACTGTAGTTACTAATGTGTCATATCCTTGAATAACATTAGTATTTAATGTACCTGCCGTTATAAAATCTGCAACGATAGCACCATCCATAGTCATTGCTAATCCATACGGTCCATTTATACCTGTACTCGAATAACCAAGTCCATTTATGTTCCATCTCCATACTTTTTGAGCAGTAGTTGGATCTGGAGAATCCATTATATATAATTCACTTTGTGTTTTATATATATATCCACCCATAGCATTTGTTATTAACTGTGTAGCATTGTTTTTAGCTTCTGCTAATATTGAATCTGGTTCTATCTTTTTTACAGCCTTAATTGTATTATTTGTTGTGCTTGCATAACTAGGTTGCCATGTTCCAATTTGGAAATTAGTAACACGATCTAACATAACATCAAAAGTAGTTTCAATTACCCTAGTTTGATAATCAAGTCCTAAAATATGAGCTGTTACAGTATCACCTAAATAAACTTTTTCTAAATTAGAATAATTCTTATATTCATTTGTTTTAGATAATTCTATCCAGTCAATATTTATATTAATTTTAGGTTTATCCAACCCAGCATCATATAATTCGTTAACAGCATCTCTTAAGGCTTGATATGCATCATTTAAGTTGTGATATGCACCTGATACAGATTCATCTGGATCATACTTTATATCACTAAACTCTACTTTCTTAATTTTTGGTGATGGATATTCATTTATATGTGGACTATTAACATATAATTCTGGTAAGAATAAACCATCATATCCTTGTGGCATTACCTTTGTAGCCATTTCAGTAATATCTATTGATAGATTGATTCCTGTAATGTTTTTACCTATTAAAAGTTTAACACCTCTATCTGAACCAACTCTTGTTAATAAACTGATATCAAAATTATTTCTTTTAATTTCTCCACCAAATAGATTAATCATAGAATTGTCTTCACTACCCATAATAACATCTACTGGATTTCTTCTGACGTATCTTGCTGATTTACCATTACTAATATCACTTATTGCATTAAAGTTATTACTAAATACGGTATGTGTTAGTATATGGTTTAAAAATGCTTGTCCATTTAGATTCTGTGGATAGGTATCTTCTATAAAGTTGTTTAATAAATCATAAAAAATATGATAGGCAACAACTTTAATAGTTTTAAAAGTCTTTTGAACAGATACAATTCTAAATAATTGGTATGTATTATCGGAAACTTTACATTTTATAATATTTTCCTCTACCAAGTATTCAGATAATTGACCATTCAATAGATATTCCATTTCTAGTTGATATCTACCATTTAAAGCTTCTATAACTTTAGCTGATTTGATATCTTGTAGAAATCCTAGTCCATTATTGTTAAAACTTGTACAATTCTTTAAATAAATATTCATAAATACCTCCTATTGATATGTTTTTCTATAAGAGGCAACGAAATTAGTTATTGTACCTGATGTTTCAACTGTATTATTACCATTTATAAATTTTGGAAAATCATATTGCATTATTCCAGCAGCATTATTTCCATTTGAATCTACAATGACTTTGTTTTTGCAATCTAATATATATGTTCCATCACTATCATTTAGCATAAATGTATGATTATTGATAGTTATTGAAACATCACCACTACATGTTATTTCTAGCATCGGATAAATATCAGAGTAAGTTGTAATATTGAATTCATCATTTTCAATTAGATCTATTTCAGTTGCAACAATATCCTCTGCAATTGGATTAACTAAAAAACTTACTTGAAATTTTTTGAAATTGATAACTTGTTCAAATGGAATAGCATTATTAATTACTGCTGTATATTGTCTTTGATTATCAAAACTTAATGTTCCGTATCCATCTAAAAACTCTTTTATTTCATCAACATTTGCGTTTTCATTACAATGACATTCCAGAGTTAAATTAAAAGGTTCATAAGAATTTGTATCAATACTTATGAACCCATTTCTTCCCTCAATTTGATGAATATCAATTTTTTTCTTTCCTTTTGATATAGTTGGTATTTTTTCATTAACAATTCCTAATTCATTAAAATCTCTATTTTTCCACTTAATCATTATTCTTCACCCCTTGCTAATGCACTATTATGTCTATAGAATTCTAATTCTTGTGCAATTCTTTGAATATCACTTTCACTATTATTATTGAAATTTTCAATTTGAATGATTAATGGATTACTATTAGCTGTTGGATTAATTGTAGGATTAACACTCGCTTCAATACCAGCTGATAATTGTGACATAGCTGCATTTAATTCTTTTTGAGTATCTTCAATACCTTCTACAATGCCTAATCCTAAATTTACACCTATTTGTTCCTTCATAACTTTAGATGGTGAATGAATACCTAAAACACTCTTAAAACCATTGATAATATTTCCACCTATATTCTTAATACCATCTTTTAAGTTTTCCCATCCTTGTTTAATGCCATTGAATATACCTTCAATAATATTTTTACCAACATCTTTGATTGATGATAGACCGTCTTTTAACTTGCCTATTATCTTACCTGGTATTTCGGCTACATAACCGAGTAGTCTACCAATATTTTCAACTAATCCCTTTCCTAGAGATACTAATATTTCAATTGCTGCAACAACTAATTTAGGAGCTAATTCTATCAACTTACCAACTATCTTTATTATTATTTCAGGTATTCTTTCAATTAATCTTGGTAATGCATTTATAATGCCTTTTGTCAATGCAATAATTATTTCAATTGCTGCATCTACTAATAGATCTACATTATCAATTAAAACTTCTACTATTGTTAATATACAATCTACAATTGCTGGTATTAATGTAGGTAGGTTTTCTACAATTCCTTTAGCTAATTGAACTAATATTTGAATAGATGCTTGTAATAATAATGGTAAATTTTCTAAAATAAACATAGCAAGGTTAGTTAATAAATCAACTGCCATTTGAACTATTTGTTCTGAATCACTATTTAAGAATTCAATTAATCCTTGTAGTAAACCTTGTGCTGCTTCAATAACAATTGGTAATAAATCACTAATCATTTCTGCTAATATTGGAGCTATTTCTTTAAATAAATTACCAATTCCTTTTACTATTCCAGGAGCTATTTCTTTTATAACATTCGAAATGTTTTTTAAGAAAGTTTTGATAGAATCTGATAATTCAGATATATCTCCTTCCATTGGTTCTACTAAGAAATTTGTAAATGCTGATTTGACAGATGCAAAACTACCTGAAATGGTTTCTGATGCTTCTTTTGCTGTAGTTCCTGTGATACCTAAATTATCTTGAATAGCATGAATTGCTTTATACACATCATTTAAATTATTAATATCATATTTAACTCCAGTTAATTTTTGTGCATCTGCTAAAAGTCTTTTCATTTCTTCTTTAGTACCACCGTAACCTAATTTTAAGTTATCTAACATGGTATAATTTTGTTTAGCAAATCCTTTATAAGCATTTTGAATACTCTCCATAGCAGTACCCATTTTATTTGCATTATCAGCCATGTCAATTACAGCTTGATCTGCAGCAGCAGCTAATTCTATTGGATCTGATATACTTTGTTTTAAAGAAGCAGCAAAACTTGTAACTGTAGACATATATTCATTTGCACTTAAATTAGCTGTTTTATATGCTTGAAATGCATTAACCGTTACTCTCTCTTGTGCTTCATCTAATTTATTGTATTCATCAGCAACGTCATCTACTGATTTACCAACCTGTTTAGCATATTCTTCAACATTAGATGCTTCACCAGTACCAAATAATGTAAATACACCACCTAAGTTTTGTTCATATTCTGCATATTCTTTAACACCTTTAGCAACAACGCCAGCAATGGCAGTACTTACACCTGCAACAACAGCAGCAACTTTTTTTG